ATACCTGATCCACTAGCTTCTTTAGTAAGAACTTGGTTAGATTTTGCAGAGATGCAACCTTGGTTGCCTGATGAAGGAGAAGGAGTAGCAGAATATGTAGGAACTTGGTTTGCTTTTGTTGGTCGTAATATGTTTGGTAAAACATATACAAGTCAAATATCTGAGTTGTTAAAGTTCATACAAATTGGTGGAGGAATTAGCGAGCAAGGTATAGATGAAGGTTTGAAATATCGAGATAAAAAACTTCTTGATTATATTGGCAGACAAGTATCTGCTAACTTCCCTTATTCAAGTTTATTTAAAAGACTTGCAAGAGTACCAGCAGCTATAAAAGAAACAATGGGATTTTCTGAGGAAGATGCTAAAGCTTTATTTGAATCAACAGGAGATCCTACTCAATTAAGAAAATTTATAAAACGTGATTCAAAAACATACTCAGGAGATGGTTCTAATGAAAGTTTGCCATATAGTGATGAAGATTTTAATGCAGCAAATTATGTAGTCCAAGCTCTTGAAAATACAGTAACTAAAATTTTTAAAGAGATCGTTCCTTTAAATGTAGGTGGTAAACTACCTGCACAAGTAGAGCATATCACTAATAATGTTGTAACTTATCCACGCAAAGAAGGAGGAGTTCTGCAATTTCTTTACAATAGACCTATAGGAGAAAGTCAAAACTTTTTAGTTCTTGATGTTCAATCTGAAATTGGTAAGATGTTGCCACCACCACCAGATATTATAAGAGGATCAGTACTACCTAATTTAAAATCAGATGATTTTATACCAAAAAAATTAGATAGAAATGAATACAATGATCTGAAAAAAATAACAAATCTTGTAGAACTAAAATATAAAGGTAAAGATATGAATATAAAAGAAGCTATCAATGCAGAAATAAATACTCCTTATATACAATCACGCAGAAATTTAATTAAAAATAATGGTTTACAAAGTGAAGAAGGACAAAGAGCAGCAGAAGAAATATTCCAAACACTATCACAAGTAAATACAAAATTTATAAAAGC